ACCTCCACACAGAAGGCCCCATGAAAGATTTCGCCCCGGAGGGGGCGTCCTCTCCCGTAAGGTTATAAAACCTTATATCAACTACCGTAGATGCACATTAGGTTGTTGTGTATCTTATTAAAGGGAGGTATTATGAGTACATAGCACCTACGGTAGCTTATATAAAGCTTTATATGAAAATAAAATATGACCCTAGCTATTAATAGAGGGTCACAGGAGATTTCGCCCCGGAGGGGAAACTTCAAAAGTTAACCCTCGGGAGAAATCTTACAAAGCTTTATCGCTTATTCAAGCGATGTTGCAATACTGCCATTTTGACAGCACTGCCTACGGTCCAGCCCACTAAGAACCAGAACACGCGGAAAGTTACAGGGTATTCCGCATAAAACCCATTTAACCATTGAATAAAATTACGTTGTAACATGATGATACCTCCATTAATAGTTAATTAAAATTAATAGTGTAATAATAAAACTAATTACAAAACCTAATTGAAAGGCTAGCATCTTATAGACGCTAGCACAATCTTCTCTAGCCTTATTAAGACCAGTAATAACTTCGTTCATAGAGCACCTCCATTAATCAGCCATACCGCAAGAACGATATCCTAGTATTGTACGACTAATAAATTGGAAACCTTGATGTTCTTTTAGAACGCCAAAGATGCCATCTGTGGATTGAACAGAAATAAATTCTCCTACTGGAGATACTAAAGTGTAATTATAAATAGCTTCTACGAACATGATTTTTCTCCTCCTACGTAGAATAACAGAATATGAGGACAGATTGCCTCGTGAATAATTTCGGCACGGAGTGCCAGAGAACTTCAACAGGAGTACTATGCCGTAAATGTCGACATAGTACCCCATGAAAAGTTTAGCCCCGGCGGGGGTTAATCTTCAGTAATACTGCGTGGAAGTCGACCGTAGTCACTTTCTTCGCAAATATATATCGGGTGCCGTTCATAAGACACAGGGTCCTCTTCGGTACCGATATTAACGATACAGATAATGACGCCCAATATAACACCATCACATGTTTCGATAGACGGCATTATAACGTCGTCAACAGATATATCTTTTATTAGCATATCGCTATACTTTCTTACAGCAGAATATATATCTTCTGCTATAATAGTTCCAGTTTCAATGCCAAAGATAATAAACTTTTTGAGAGGCATGATAATCACACCTCTCTATAAATGCGTTGAACATCTTTTAGAATGTCCAACACATCTTCAACTTCTAACCAGCCACGCACATCATCAGTGATAGGCGTATCATAAATACACTCATCATTTCTAAGCATAGCTAGTTCGAACAAACCTTCGTCCCCGCCATAAGTCATGGAGCTTCGAATTACGGAAACTTCCATGTCACTATGGCCAGGAACAGAAAATCTGTAACATTCGGTTTCTGGAGCAAATACTCCAGCTTCACGAATAAAGAAATCCTTGAAGAGAGGATGACGAACAAAGTCTTTTATAACTTTGTCATCATTAAAAATGTTAGCAGATAATAATTCTGCCATAGAATTTTGATTTTGTTGTAATGGCATAGTTGCCTTAATAGTTTTCATAGTTTTTCCTCCTCTATGAAATAAAAAATGTAGAGGGTAAATTACCCTCATAAGAGATTTCGGAGCGGAGCGACAGACAGGACTATCGCAGAACGCCCAATATCTTCATTAAAGACAGTTACGCATATATATACATAACTGCCTCATAGATGATTTCGGGACGGAGTCCAGAAACCAACAAGAGACTTATATAGGACTTGCCCCGCAGGGGACCCTCCGTCAGGAGGCCCCCGGCAGGGAAAATCCCTTATAAATCTCAAATAAAATTTCGATACGGAGCACATCTATCGTTAGAATGATAAACATGTCTCCATATCTTTTATAAAATTTGTTGTTCCTCCCACGTCTTACTTCGGCTAACGTGAGAGGGGGGACCCGGAGGGTTATTTAGCTTCCTCTGGATCCTCGAAGGCGTTTTCAATTACTGCGCCTACGCTCTTTGCGTAGTCGATGCAGTTCTTTGTCCCGCCTTCGCTACCGTCATGATAGGCTAATACCATATCGGCATTATCTACCATGAACTTATTTCTGCGTTGCATGCAGCCTTTATCGTCTTGGTATTTCTTGTTAGAAATACGGACTTTTTTGTCAGCTGCCTTAAGCATAGCAGCGTATGAGATTTTGCAATCGTCTTTCCATATGCCGTCTTGCTCAATGCAAGGCACTGCAGCGGTCAATATAATTGCAACGCCTTGCTCAGCGTATTCTTTGCGTAGTTGATATCCTACGCTAAAGAACAGTTGGTCAACGCCTAACGCCATGCCGCTGATCAACTCAAATTTCTTTTCGCCAGCCAAAATTTGGAAGTCTAAAATATTGCGAAGTTTAGCTTCAATTTTTTGACGGACTGGTTGCAACTTAGGAGATTTGGAACTCCAATCATCTCCTTTGTCACAGCCAAGTTTATCTGAACGATGGCCAGTCGCACAGATAGTCATCGCGCCTTCTTCGCGCTTGTAGCTATCCATGTCTAGCCATTCGCTCTTCTTCGCAGCAGAGTCTTCGGCCTTTGCTACAACTTCTTTAGCAGGAGTCTCTACTTTAGAGATTTCTTCTACTGAAGGTTTTTCTGGATCTGGCAATACGATACCGTCCCCTTGTTTTGTCATTAACAAGAGGATAGTATTCTTCTTGCTATTCCGATCTTCATCGATGAAATTGAAGCATAATTCATCGATGCTCACCTTAACAGCAAGTTTACCTTCGTTAGTTTGATTGAAGACGTATTTACCGCCTTCTTTATCAAACTTGCATACTTGCATCGGTGTGCCTTTAGCAATCTTATTATTACCAGAAGCAAGAACGAATAGGCCATCACCGATAGCCTCTTTGTTCTTGCCATACCATACAGCTCCCTTAGAACGAGCACAACTGCTACTCATTAAGAAGAACTCTGCTTTTTGGTCCACTGGAGCCATAGAGTTCCACTTAACGAGTTTAAAGATCTCGTCGGATGCATTTTCTGTACGAGTTCTCAACGCGATTCGTCCTTTAGTTTCTACCGCATCGAAACGGTCGCGAACGTCTTTCATGACGTAATCTGTGTTCCCTTTGCGGTATAATTCGAATTGACCGCAGATTTTCTCGCTTAGGAACAAGCAGTTATCACTGCTGATTCCATCAAAGAAAGATACGTACTCGCCTTCACGACCTGTTTCAAAGTCGTGGTAACGGTACATATCTAATGCAACGTTATCACGGCCGTAAACAGTCACAGGTACGTATAATCTTTCTTCCCCGAATTGTTCAGCCAATTCGTCGAGATATTCCTTAGCGAAGCAGTTTTCACTATAGATGAATCCTGCTTCTTTTGCCAAAGAATACTTGTTGCCGTTGCCAAGATTGCTTGCAACCATATCAGCAACGTATGGCAATGCTGTTTTCAAATTATTAACAGTCACGCCATCAGCGTCTACGCTGAAGATAGACTTTCTGCAGTCTTCTAAAATAAGGTTGCCCATTTCGACAATCTTATTTTCGAGGTTCTTTTCGCCTTCGCTACGACCTTTATAGCCCAATTCTTGAGCTACACGGTTCATTACCGCAGCCATAGCTTTAGCGGAAGGAATCATAATATCTCTGTATAATACGTCAGAGATATAATATCTTTCTTGACCGCCAAGAGATACAATAAAACCGCCGCAAGTCGAAGGATTTGCACTTGCTACATACTTTTTAACTCTAAAGTCAAATGTAGCAGCCACAAACTTGCCATCGTTTTCAACAATCTTTGGTTGGAATTTCTTACGCATTAAGCTTAAGCGTTCGAAAAGATCTCCAGACGGAATGTTAACGGCTAGTTGTGTTTTAGGAATGTCAATGATCATGCCCATAGCAGCTGGACCGGTTAACAAAATGTCCAACAACCATCTCATTGTCTCGCGAGGAGTAAGGTGGCTTTGGACATAAGATAAGTAGATATTTTGCAATTTTTCGTTACTAATATCTTTTTCTCCAATATTCTTATCTTCTTCATAGAAGCCTTCATATTGGACTTCTTCATCGCCGCTAATCAATTCTTTGTCGACAGCAACTTTGCGAGCGCATAATGCGTCTTCTTTGATTAAGCGGAAGGCATTCTTAACTTCAGCGCTGCCAACTGGTTCAGCAAGAAGACCAGAAGTATCGGCAATAATATTAGCATAGCTGCCTACGCTAGTTTTAGTTGCCTCCATTGCATTCTTCCACACTTCAATAACTAATTGTGGATGAGTGTTCCATGCAACAGTTTTATCTGCTCCCATTTCGCTCGGAATATGAACAGAACGTTCGACGCGATGGGAGAAGATTGCAGCGTCTTCATATACACAAACAACGTAGCTGTCTGTATCATAGTCGCTGCCGCCACAACAGGACTTAAAGTAATCAGTACCTGTTGTGATTAAGCAGTTGTCGTTAAGCATTTTAATTGCGTTAAGAACAACTGCCAATTGTACTTCTGTGAACAAGTTGTATTTAGCTTGTAGACCAAGAATACGTTTCTTGAACATAGAGACAGAAATTATGCGTGCGCGATAGAATTCGCCAGCATGTGGATTTCTAAAGATCACGCACACTAGTTGGTGTAAGCCGTCGTTACGTTTCATCGCTTTGTATGTGCGATCAGAAACGACAACTTCACCTTCTTTTAATAGACCTTTATCAAGGAATAATAGAGTAGGATCTACTACGCCTTTCAAAGATCTACTTTCTTTTTGTCCTTCGAATGATGGACTTTCGAGAAGCTTCGCAGCTTTATCCGCGATGGCCGCCATCTTAGATGCCAAGATCACGTTATTCTTAATAGAACTATCGTAATCGATCATAAGACCAGCATCGATAGCTAGACCAGTATCGCCGCCTTTTAAAACTGCTTCGATACTGCGTTCGAATTCAGCCACTTTTTGTTTAACTGCATATTCTGCAATTAAACCACGATGAGTTTCATCAATCATCGTGAATTGAAGTGGCTGAGACCCAATAACTGCAGGAGTCTCATGAGTGAAGGCCATAACCTTCAAGACTTCCTGTTCTGCAGCTTGTTGTTCTGCCGGAGAGGCTTTCCAACCATTTAAGTCATGGATGGAAATACACTCGCCGTTAACATTGCCAACGACCCAAATATTCTTGTAGTCTTTGGCGCGGCCAATTTTAGCAGCATTATTGCCGCAAATATAGGCCTTGTCGTTAGCAACGAGTTCCTTACCCCAGCGATTGATAACTTCGCGGTTTAAAGGTTGACTGCCTTCTTTTGCCATATACATCAACCGAGATTGATGATATGTGTCGAAGAAGAATGGCAACCCATAGCCTTCGCAGAACCACTCGTGGTTGTGGAAGCTTTGACCGTCAAAGTTATCCACTTTGTTAAATGAGTCGACTACGATAAAGTATTCTTTATCGAGATCGATTTTAAGCTCCTTGCCAGCTACGTTAGGTTGGCCAGCTCGAGTCAAAAGCTTAGCTGCTTTGCCGACAGGCAATTCGCCTTTGCCAGCTGTTAGTTTACCGGTCAATAAATGAACTCGGTCAATTACAGCATAGCCAAGCTCTTCGCGGCAAAGAATTAATTGATTGCCGCGGATTTGTGAAGGACTTGCTGCTGTAGGCAATAGATCAGCAAACCCTTTCATCTCAGCGAGTTCTTCGAAAGCATCTGTAATGTCGCTTCCTTTGAGCTCACTGAAGTCAAAGACAAATGTATCTAAACAAATGTCTTTGACCATAGACTTTGTGAAGTCCTCGATGCTGCCTTTGGCGTTAAATACACCTGTTTCGACAACGGCGCCAGCCTTAACGTCGATGTCGCTGAAGATTCCACATCTATTAATTGATGTGACTTTCATCGTATAGATGAAAGATTTTTTCATCTTGTGCGCCACAACGCAGCGCACGTTAATGCTTGGACGATTGTCCAAGACATTAACACTGTTCAACAAGTGTTGAACAGGTCTTGCAGCTAATGCTGCCTTTTCAATTGTAGATACTGGCCGTGTAATCAAACCAATCGGTTTGAATACTAGACCTTTTTCGCGGCGAAGTTTACGAGCCGCCAACTCGCCTGAACGTTGCTTTTGCAACAGTTCTTTGGCCGCAACGATACAACGACCTTGAGCGCGCAAAGCGCGTTTCTTTTGCGACTTGCGATTATCGCTAGGTACAACTGCTGGCTCATTTTGAGCCACAGTTTCCAATGCTTTAACATATGCATCAAACGCACGAGCACGTTTTACTTGCTCACGGCGTTTATTAGTAAGCGTCTTAAACGCACGTTTATTCAAGCGTGCATCCTTCTTAACAGCTGTACTTACAGATGGAGCAACTAACTCCATGCCTGCAGTCACAACTACTTCATTAGTATTTACTGTAACGTTGGACTTTTTCATCTTTAACTCCTCCTCGGCAGTATTAATTTATTATTAGCTATCCATCTACTGCCGAGTTTTTAATTAATTAATTTTCGACAGATAGCTTTTATTAGAAATGTTATCCCGATATTTTGTTACTAACGCCTCGTGATTCGGGCGTTGATGCTGGCTCAGGATTTGTTGGAGATATACTCCAAATATTTGGAGTATACCTTTCGGAATGTCCCGATGTTCTTCCAGCCATACGGTTGGATAGCAGCAACGAGACATTCTTTCTTAATTTCGTCTGGGCGACCATACTCGATCACCCAGACTGTTTCCTTGAGTGGATCATATACGCCCGATTTATGGACGTATATAAACCAACTCAAGAAACTTCTGCCCTTGTCTCCACGTAGCACGTGAACTTCACCACATGCTAACTTAACGACAGGACAGTGACGAAAATTATACTGCTTCATATATTCACCTCCTTTCGGTACAACGAAGCAGTGGAATGTTATTCGTCATCACCTCCCTTCAAGTATTCTTGGGCATCCTTCAATGTCCGAAATTTTTTAAACCGGGCATCTGGATACCCGGTCACCGATTCTGAGGCTTCGCCCCAATCGGTGAAGATACCGATTGTGCGGCCATTCTTAACCGCGTAGTACCACGGCATTTTTTGTTGAGGGCCGCGAACCTCAATGCTACCCTTGATAGTAGCACTTTTTTTTTCGTCGGTCGCAACTTCACGACCTTCTTCTGTTTTAGTGTCAACCCTCGCCGCTGCTTTTTCGGCGACAGCATTGGCTTGCCGTTCCACCTCGCACAAAGCCCAATACGCCGTCCGGTACTCTTTCGAGCCGTCCGCCTTCGTATGGCAGACATCAACTACAAATGATAGTAGTCTGCCATTACTATCCTTAATAAGGACATTATCGTTACAGTTCGTTGCGATAATGCCTTTAAATCCATTGTCGTTATAATATTTAACGACTTTAGATGCCACATTTGTTGCAAGTACCGCTTCTTCAATTTGGCGAAATTTACTGCCTTCTTTGTTTTTAATTCCGCAAACAAAGAATTTTTTAAGATCTGTAGTTGTAGTCATAGCTACCTCCCTGGGCTTACGCCCCAACAAAATAAAAGCCCTAAACGTTGGGCAATAATAAAGGAATAAAAAAGTATATTCCTTATATAAAGACCTTATATATATAAGATCTTTATATAAAGAATGAGTTAGTATTTATATAGCGTCCTAACTCACGACGCTTAAACATCTTTCATAACATCACCTCCAAAAATAGCAGCTTTTAATTCTCCAGGAATTTGCTATATCTCCGTATAGCAATACCGCTGCCATACCTTGACGCTTAATAGATTTGTATTTCCTCCTCGGATATCTATTAAGCCGCAATATAGCATCATAGAGGCAGAGTTCTGCTCTGCACCATCTCCGCTATATTAAAGCCATCTTTCCGGTGGTATCCCGGTGCTGTTATATTAACAGCCAGGCAGGCCTTTCCTGGGCAGTTTAAGATTGCCAGCTTTTACATGTGTCCATAGTAGCATCACCTCCTTATATATGGACACTTATATTATTTAAAATGATGCCATATCGTCATGGCAGAATCGCGAGAGGACTCATGATCCCATACTAAACGATAGGCATCATTTTTCTTCAGGTATCGCTTAAACTTACGGAAGCCGTAAGTATGGAACGACACCTGAAGTTTCTGCCCGTTTACCCTACATGTGAAGTAAACGAGCAGATTTTCGCCCGCATCGACAACTCTATATCGGAAGGAACTGTTCCGATCAGAAGCGATCAAGTTCAGTGCCTTATCGATATAATTGTCTTTTATGTCGTATCCGCGATACCATGCATTCTTGTTCATATGCATGATCTCGCGGATACCTTTACCACCATCGGATGCTACTTGAGCATCGAGGATGGCTTTAGCTACGAGACGATCTCTGTTCATTTACTTCACCTCCTTTACTAGTAACGAACAGAACAAAGTTGCTATAGTTTATAGTCATACAGCTGGACTTTGGTAGCTGAACCTATCTACCTATTTGTAGATAGGAACAGCTACTTTGTCTCCCGGATGAATGGTGTAGCTGGTTGCACCTCCTTCCATCTTGGAAGATTCGGCAACGGCTTTTGCCGCTGCCTCTCTAATGTCGAAGGTGACATCACCTCCTCGATTAGCATCAAGAATGATGCCGTTCAAGGTTTCACCTCCTTTCACAATATGTAATTGGAAGCTTGTTGGTTGCACTGGTGTCAACCACCAGAAGAATAAACCAACAACCACTACTGCCATTGTTACCATTGCTACTAATTGTTTTTTCATAATGAATTCCTTTCCTCCCATCAATTAGACATAGACATTGTGAAGGAAGTGTTTTGTTTTACACAATGTCTTAATCAAATTGACCCCATCACAATGATGAAGGTCATGACCAATCGACCATCGTTCGTCCCAAACACCACCATGAATCAAAGGCGGGGGGGCGAACTTTGGTCGATAGGCCATATATATATAAAACACTTACCCCCTCAGAAAAAATTTTAAATTTCAGCCTATATGTAGATTTTCTCAATAAGCTAAGCTAATTGACAATATATTTATTTACTTATTAATTTATTTCCCCTCAGAAAATATCCTAAATTTCCCATATGTATAGATTTTTCTCAATAAGTTGTCATAGCTGAGAATACTTATTTATTAACCTTTTTTTTATAAATTATTCTCAAAAAATATACGTACCACAATTTATATCCTTATAGCGAACATATGTTTGATAAAAAATAACAAAAAAATAAGAGCCCCGTTAAAGGCTCTTACTTATAACCAAGAAAGTTCGTTATGAAATCTTTTTTGACAAATGTTTTAAACTCCTTGAACGTCGCTTCTTCGCATTTTTTACCGATAAACTCTTTAGCTAACTGTTTAGCTTGTTCTTTAAATAACAACGTCTGAATCTCGCCACGTAGCATATGAATCTCGTAGTCAATATGTTCGTAATTACGAAGTGATAGAAATTTAATCACGGCGATAAAGATATATTTTCTACGTATATCATCGTCATGCAAACCTGGTTGTTCATACAGATAATTACCGACGATATCGTACTTAATAATTTCTTTAATATTATTTTTTTTAAATCGAGTAAAGAACGTGCTAAACGACGGATAATACATATCGACTAACGTGTCGATATAATTATTAATCGACAAGTTTGTCTTTGCCGCCATCATTACCTGATGCTCCCATTAACAGTAATAATACCTGTGTCATAAAAAAATATCCTCCATATGAAAACAATAATATTTTTATATAGTATTAGTATATCATATAGAGGATATAATTACTACTAGAATACAGAGATTTTTAAGTCGTAAACATTTCCGTATGGAATTGAATCAGGTCCATAAAGTTTATTATCTTCTATCCACCAAAAATCAATTCTATCATTTAATTCTAAGCTATTTTTAGCCCAGCTCCCGTAAGAATTAGTCAATTGCTTTGTTAAAAATATATATGTAGGCTGTACGAAAGCATGATATGAAAGAGATTCTCCTCTTCTTGATTTTTGTGCTATGATAAATGAAATCATGATCTGAGTATAATTTTCTGGTAAATCACAATATTTTCTAAACCATAAAACATTATTTTCTTCGTGTTTATATCCTTGAGAACGATATCTGAATACCCTATTCATTCTTTCAGATTGTACATTTCCATCACCATATAATATTTTTCCAGTACCAGAATTCATTTTAGATCTTAATTCATTGATCTTATTATTAATATCGTCGAGATCGTTCTGAACTAAGAAACGCTTAAAATTACGATTAGCATCGAGCCAGCCCGGGTTATTAATCGAAGATAAGTTTACTTGATGAGTCGTATCGTACGTACCAACATCTAAATCGGATTCGCCTCTGCTATTTAGACTTGATTTAATATTATGAAACGTATTCGTATTTAATAAATCTAAGGACGGAATTTTTAAACCTTCGTTAAACGTTACGAGACCCGTAAACGTATCGCCTGCTTTATTAGCTTTAGCATCGATATTTAATAATAAATCTGCCGATAATTTGTCTTTCGTAATCGCATGATCACGAATCTTACGAGTCGTAACACTAGCATCGGGATGATCTAGTTCTTCTAAGGTACGATGTTTACTTAAATCAGATTTAAGGCTATTAACTAATTGTTTAAGGCCATCGCCGTTCGTATCGAGCGAAGCTCTTAAGTCATTCTTTAAATTGGCAAGCATCGAGTCGATCTGATCTTTTAAATAATATTTAGCAACGAGATCGCTCAACAAACCGTCGACTTCGCCCTTCGTATAATGTTCTTTTAATAGATTCACTTTAGTCGGGAATAATTTATATAATAAGAAAGCACTTAATGCTTTATCCTCACTAAAGTTCGTTTCACCTTCGACAAATTCGTCGGACGAGATAACTTCTTTTTTGTCGACATGCTGTACTCTGTCTTTCAATCGATTAAGCATCTCGGCACGTTTAGGCTCGCTTTCGCGGACG